GGAGAACAGATACTCAATCTAGACTTGAGGAGTTAAATGTTATGAGCGCCAAGCAATCAGGTGAAATAACTCATATTAAAGAAACTGTGGATGATATTAAAGTTTTAGTAAAGGAACAGAATGGAAGAGTCCGTGCATTAGAATCTTCTGTATCAAGTATACAGAGTGTAGGTGCATTCGTAGCTCTTGTATTCAGTTCATTAATTGGATGGTTATATAAAGGAGAAGCGTAATGGAATGGATTCAGAATAATTGGGTAAGTATTGCAGGTGCAGTCGCTGTAGTAGGTGGCGGTTTGTATATACCATTTGTAAGAGGACTTGTCATTACAGGACTTAAAACTGTAATTAGCGAAGCAGTCTTAAAGAAAGTCGCTATACAGGTTGTCGAAAAGCTTGTTAAATCAAGTAAAAATAAGCTAGATGATATTTGGTTCGCCCAGTTTAAAAAGAATGTATCTGATTCTTAGACTTTACGTCTAACAAAAGAGTTTTTATGATTAGTATAAAACAAATTCGTTCATTGATAGAACGTACCTGTTCTACTATGGGTGAAAAATTCGCGTCTGATGATGCGGTTGAACTTGTTCTAGTAACTGGAATAGTTGAATCAAGATATAGATATCTAAGACAACTTGGTGATGGGCCAGCTCGCTCGTTCTGGCAAGTAGAGCCCGCAACCTGTGTAGATAATCTTATACACTATCTTAAGCATAGAAAGTCATTAATAGTAAGTTGTGCAGAAGCCAGTCGTGTAGATAGTAAGTATTGGCAAGTGTACGATGAAGATATTTGGGCTGATATACTTGAAAAAAATATAGCTGCTGGTATAGTTCATTGTCGTTTAAAGTACTGGAGAGTTCCTAAACCAGTACCAAACACTACACAAGGCAAGGCAGATTATTGGAAAAAGTATTATAACAGTGAAGGCGGAGCTGGTAACCCAGAGCATTTTGTTGAAGCTTCGAATAAATGGCTGGTATGAAATTTAACAATGAGTCGTATAATAAAGGGAATAGTAAAATCAAGTTCTCTAATGATAAGTATTGTGAAAGTCCGAATACTATTATGGTTGTTACGCCGTACACGATTGAAATAAATAACAATGCCTAAACAATATTTACAATTATCAAATTTCGCAGGTGGATTAAACACTAAGTTTGATGCTCGCGATATAAAAGACGATGAGATAACTAATGTTAGTAATTTACAGGTCTATAAACCTGGCCAATTATTTTCATCTACTGCATCTGCAACTGAAACTAGTAGGGGAGCAGGAACTTTAGTATCTGGGTATGGAATACATTTATTTAAATCTGATACCGACCTTGCTAATGCTGTAAAATCGATAGAGTTATTAGCTCTTGCTGATACTAATGACGCTAGCGATACAAAGATAGATTTTATTGAAGACCCATTTGATACAATAAGTGAAAGAGACGCTGCTACTTTTGTTACGACTGAAGAAATTGATTTAGGTAGTGGAGCGAGTGCAAATACAGTATATTACTATGTAGACGGAGCTCTAAGAACTTGTGATGCTGGTAGTGCAAATGTAGCTAATAATACTGCTAATTGGTATGGATTTGTTAAAAGAGGAAGTTCTGCTTTCGGTGGAGATGTAAATGATTGGGAATCTAAAGCAAATAACTTAGCAGCTCCAGTTGGAACAAATTCTGGTATAACAGAAACTGGGTATGCTCCTACAACATCAAATGCTGGTGTTGGTTTTGATATAGATTTAAGTATATCTACAGTTGATGATGATGGGTTGTGGGAATCTACTACATACGAGTTAGCTCAATCTTATGTTTATGAAGGAGACCAAGAGTCATTATTAACAATTTATCCTGAAACAGTAACTCTTTCTATTAATAATTACTTTGAAAATGTTTATGTTGGGTTGAAATCAGCTTTTGATGAAAGAATAAAGGGTGGGAGAGTCTATATACGTAAACAGGGAAGTAATGATTTATGGACTTTATTTCTTGATATAGATTTTGAACGTGGTGTACGCAAAGATTTTGGGGCTCAGGATTATCATGGATTTAGCGCTACGAGTGGAGCTGCATATAGTCATACATCTTTTACTGATGCAACTTGTGATTATAATAATGACCCTACAATAGCACATGATGATGATGATGGAGCAATAAAAGCTGGTATGTGGGTTACTGGTACTGGTATACCGACAGGTTCAACTGTTTCTTCGGTAACTAGCGAGGAAGAATTTGAATTATCCGCTAATACAACTGGAGGAGCTGTTAGTAATGGTACTTTAACATTTAATTCAGGATTAACTATAAAAGGGCCAAGCATTGATACTTATGAATCAATCAATGGATTTAGTCCTGATATTGGTAAAATATCTTTTGGCCAAGCAGCTGGATTATTCTATAAAACAGCTAACGTTTGCAATATGAGAACATTTGTAGCTAATGTTAAATATTATAAATCGACTGGTTCTTCTGAAACTAAATTGATGCCAGATAGAATATTATATACTCCACCTGGTAAATATGATACGTTTCCGCCAAATCAGTTTATAGATATTGGAATAAATGATGGTGAAGATTTTATTGCTTTAGAATCTTTTGGAACGAAACTATTAGCTTTTAAAAATAGTACATTATACATAATAGATGTAACTTCTCCTAACGATATGGAATGGTTTTTAGAATCGACTCATAACGGGCTTGGTGTTGACAAACCATCTGCTGTTGTTAGAACAGAGTTTGGTATTTGCTGGGCCAGAAAAACTGGTATATATGCATGGTCTCCATCTCAGGGTATAGTAGAATTATCAGCTAAGTTGGATAAAAATGTAGTTCCGATGACAGGATTGTCTAACCCTGTTGTTGGTTTTTACCCACCAGATTCACAGTTACTTGTTATTCAAGTTTGTACAGGGGCTTCGGACGCTTTGGTGTATGATTTTACAACTAAGTCTTTTACAGAACTTGGTTCGTATACTGCAGCTGCGATTAGCAATATGCAAAACAATCAAGATAATTGTATATGGCTTGAAGGTAATAATGTAAAAAAATATTCATCAGCTCAGGGTTCTACTGCTTGGATATTGGAAACAAAAGATTTTGACTTCGGCAATCCTGGCGTATTAAAACGACCATTGAGACTTATTGTTAGCTACTCTACATCCTCAGCTGTCACTGGTCGGGAAGCACAGCTGATATGTCTAATGGAGCTATTAAAAGCATAGATTTAAAGGGTATAGGTTCTGTTGCTAGTCTTAAATTTAAATTTACCGCTACTGGTAATTATAAAATTAATGATATAACAATCGTTTACAGAACGACTAGAAAATCACCATCTACAGGTAATAATTAATATGCCTGTAGTTAATACCAATAGAATGTCAGCCCAAGACCGTAAGAAAGCGACAAATGATTTACACAGTCGAAATAGAGACCGTGTTGGAGGATGGCAAACAACGCCATCAGGTATGAAATCTGGTACTTTACAGATTGTTTCATCGGCTGGTGGTGAAAAGATTAGAATATACGATAGAATTATGGCTACTTCAGTTAAATTAAATGAGGGATTGGATGCTACTGAAACAGATATTAATCTTACAGTTGGCGGAGCTAGTTCGTTTAAAGTTGGTGATATAATTAGAATTGATGCTGAACATATGCAAGTTAGGAGTCAATCGTCAACGAATAATATAGTTGTTAAAAGGGGAGCTGACAATACCTACGCTACTACTCATGGTAATAATAGTCAGGTTATATACAAAGTTAATGCAAAAACGCCAACAAGATATAGTGAGCTGTCATCTGAAACATTATCTTTTACAAAGGATGGTTCAACATTTAATTATCCTAAACAAATGCAATTTATACCAGCATCAGCTTTAACATTTGGTTCAGTTTTTGATTTTACAACTGCTGGTTTTATAGATTATGATGATAGTGAGTATGATGTAATATTTGTGTTAAAGAATATGCAAGTTTTTAACGTAGCTGATGTCGCTTCTAACCAATCTGTAGAATTTTCAGCTGTGAATAAGTCTTCTACCGGGTTTACACCGATTGCAAAAATATATGTTGGTGATGTATTAACCACTACAGATATAACGTCTTTTGATGATGCTAACGCTGAGTTTGGAGGAACTACATTAGCTGCTCCTGTAAACAGTACAGCAAAAATAAGTGCTGACGCATTTGATGATGTAGCTAATTCTGTTACTGACTCTGACGCTGTAATATCTTTAAGTGTCACATATACTATTACATATTCAGCTGTAAAGGGTAGTGGAGATTTACTTGTTGAAGGTTATATAAGAGCTGGTACATCTGATGGTTCAACTGCTTTTAATTCATCTTTATATCAGCAATCTTTTTTTGGTGATATTAGAGAATCGTCTGAGGGGGATGGCTCAAGTACATCTACTATTAGTTTCAATTTTGGTGGTGATTTAGGAGACCCTGCTCGAGTTGTATTAACAATAACAGATTATACTCAGCTTGGAGCTACAGCTACAATGGTTACATCTATTGATAAAATTTCATACGTCACAGCTGATGGTACAACACGTTCTGTGACAGGAGCAAGTAAGGCAGACGCTATTGTAATAGCGCGATAAGGAGAATATTATGGCAAGATACAACCCAATGCAATCAGTAAGAGCCCTAAGTGGGCTTCAGTTAAGCGGACAGGGTCTAGCTTGGGAAGGAAAACAAAGGGGACTGGGTAGACAGGCTATACAAGAATATTTAGACAAACAAGCTAGTGACGCTACTAGAGCTCGCCAACGTATGAGTTTATTGAATTTATTTGCTAAGGGAGCTGGCCTTTACACTATGGCACAAACTGGGAGTGTAGAGGCGGCGGGAACTGTTTCTGGAGGAATAAGTGCTTTGGGTGGTCATCTTGCAACAAGAGGTTTAAGGAAGGAGAAAGCCCCTGATGTTTTATATGGACTTCCAGAGGCAGAAAAAGCTGAATCATATGCTCATCAATCAATAGATACTCTAATGGGTTCTGTATTGCCACAAGCATTAACTACAGCAATAACAACACCATTAGAATATATGTCATTACAAAATACATTTAACCCAACGACTGCTGGGGAAGTGGCTATGGGTAAAACCTCTGGTATGGAAGCGTCACCATACGCTATTGGTAAATCTGGATATGGACAAGGTGGATTCCAAGATTTGTTAAGTTTGGTGAGTGAGAGTGAAGATATTCCTTTTGATACTAATCTCAGTAATTATTATAATAATCCTTACACCAATTTCGGATAGGAAAATAAAATGGCTTTATACGACAATTATTTAGATAAAAACAACTTATATTCAAGACCATCTGAAATGATGTCTAATGTCAATGATTATCTTGGGGCTAACCGAGCTTCTTTACCAATGAATCAAGATAGTCTTGGTTCAATGATGGGTAATACAATTTTGCCAGAACCTGAAGGTGGTGGTGGCCCCGGCGGCGGTGGTGGTGGCGGTGGTGGTGGTGATTTCACCATAGATACACCGTGGTTTGCACAGCCTGGTGAAAAAGGGCCTGGAGCAAACATATATGGGCAGGGAAAGGATTTACTTTCACAATTTGTTGGAGACTTGGGAGCTCTTGATGAGAATCAACAAAAATTGCTTATGGATTTTATTACTGGTGGAGGTAAACACGGAGATAGTGCAAAAGGGGTATCCCCTGAAGAATATGCTCAATTATTTAATGTTAGTACTGACTATACAGGTAGATTTCAGGGATTTCCACAAATGGCTAATATATCTGAAGATATAAGTAATGTATTTGCTTCTGGAGAACAGCAAAAAGGATTTGAACAAAAGGCTGTTCAGCAAGCTAATATTGCTCAGGGTGGTCGATTCCAAGGAGGTATGGGGTTCGATAAATTTGGTAGGGGAAGGGGAATGTTTAGCGCTTTAAACAGAAGAAATATGATGGATACATTAAAGCAAAGACAAGTCGCTGTAGAAGAGGCCACAGCGGGTAAATATGGCACCTTACTTGGTCATTTACAGTCAGCTATTCGTAGCGGATTCTCAGAAGCTGGTACAATTCATACTGAAAACCCAGATGCAGTTTATGGTTGGAGCTCTGGTGACGATGGTGGTAACAACGATTCTGGGCCACCACCCACACCTGAAAAGATGGACTATGACCAGTATAAGAATCATAATGGCAGAAGGTGGTATTGGAATGCGTCTAAACAAATGTGGGAAGACGTAGGCTCTGGTTAAAAATAATGAAAATTAAAGGCAAAAGATAATGGCTAGCGCGATAGATGATTTAAGATACATTTCAAGATACGGTTATCAAGACCCTTGGGCTGAAGCGACTAAGAAAGTTACTGATAGTTTACTGGCTTATGGTCAAAGTAAACTAAAACGTGATTTGTTGATTGCTCAATTTGAAGATAAACAACAAGACCGTGAAGATAAAAAAATAAAAGAACGTATATCGGGAAATAGATTTACATTTAGTCAATATGAGAACCCTGAAGATGCTCTTAAGTTTGCTGAGAACCCTACAGTTGCTCAGGATGTTTTTGGCCCAGAGGGAGCGATTCCTGGAATAGAAGGTTTAGAAAGAAAAGTTTCTGTAAATAAGGAATTAGAAAGCTACGAAAATGTATATAAAAACCCAGCGTCTACATTTTTACAATCAAAAGACGCTCTAATTGACGCAAGAATATTAGCGACTACAAATAAATTATCAGGTAAATCATCTGGATATGGATATGAACTACAAAGATTTCAAAATAAGTTTGTTAAAGATTCTAATGTAGAATTTTTAACAAACTTCGCTGAATCAGGTAGAGACAAATGGATTACAGGAGCTGAGGCCGACCAAGCGATATCAGACTTAGACGAAGGTAAAATAAGTCAGGTACAGACTACATTAAACAGAGCGTTTAGTCAAAAGGGAACTGATTTATCATATATTGAAAGCTCTTACAAAAATTTGTTAAGCCGTTATGATAATGCGTATAAAGATTCAGATGGGATGTGGATTGATGAGAGGGCAGCTGACCAATATAAATCGCTACGAACATCTCTAGATAATAGGTTTAGGGGTCTATTACCTATAAAATACCAAGACCAAAGAAAATCTGTTGAACAAAATATCCAAGAAGCTCGACTTAGACTCGACCCAGTAACGGGATTACCGCCAAAAGATGATAAATTGGATGACAAAAAACTAAAGATAGAAGAACCCACAACTGCTGTTTTTAATCAAAGGTTACTGTCACCAGATTCTACAGGAGAAAAAACTGATGTAAGTAACATTTCTATGGTTACTATTAAAAATAAAATTATCAATAAAATTGAAACAATTCCTGGGCCTAGAGCTCAAGATTTAATTAATAGAAATCGAGCGGAGCTTGTAATTGGAGATGAAAAATCTTATGTTGATGTTGGTTCATCTATTATACCTGGGGTGTCTTCTGTAGGTGAAGGAGCGTATGTTTCTAGGATGCAAGAAGAATTATCATATATGTCTACAGATGAAACAAAACAAAGAACACCGTTAAGAGTTGGAGATGAAGTAATAGATAAATCAAGTGGCAAAAGAAAAAAGATTACTTCTGTCAAGGTATCTGATAGTCCAAAAGAAAGAACCGCTTCATCCGGTGGGTATTCAGCTATAAAAATATCAGAAAAGTATACATATGTAGTTGGTGGAGAAAAAATTAAAAATTATAAAGATTTTCAAAATAGATTTGCAATACCATTATGGATAAAAGGAAAAGATAGCTCACTTAGACCTACAGTTACTGGTTTCTCTGTTACACCAGTAAAATAATATGCCTCAGCAAAGTAATAATCAATGGGTTGTAAACTATAACGGTTATCAATTCAATATGACGCATCCGACTGAGCCGACAGAAGAAGATGCTAAATGGGCTTATAATCAATATGTTCTTGGGGATTCAAGTATAAAGGATTCTACATGGGTGTCTGACTCTACTGATTGGATGAAACCAGCCGAAGACACTACACAGAGTCTTGATTTTGGCTATATAGAAACTGATTTAGAACGAGCGCAAAGAAACTCTCAAGAAATTGGCTCTATAGTTCCTGACCAAGAATATAGAGATGCTACTTTTATGGGTAGATTTTGGGACAGTGCTGCATCATCTGCTATTCCATTCGGTAAGTATGAATCTACCTTATCCCCCGCCGATGAATCTTCTGAACTATGGGCATCAGCCCTTGGTGGATTAGTTGGTGCGTTACCATCGTTTGTATTAGCCTCAGCTGTTACAGGTGGTGTAGGTGGAATTGCAGCAACGAGTGCCCGTGGAGCTAAAATTATACAACAATATAGAAAGTATAGGAAAGCAGTAGACTTATCTCAGAGAGCTACCAAACTTGGAAAAACAGCTCAAGCAGACAGACTTACTAAGGTTGCTCAAAAAATAGTAGATAGAAATTCAGGTTTATTCGCTAAAGCTATAGTCGCTAAAGAAATGCCTGTTTATACAGGACTACTTGGTGCAAGTAAATTATACAGAAATAAAATATTAAAGATAGCTCAAAAGAATCCTAAGTTAGCTCGTTCACTTAATTTATTCTCTAATAACGTAATAGCATTTAATTTATATGGTCAGACACGTTTTCCACTTAGTCAAATAGAAGGCCGATTAGAATCCCTTACAGCCGACACAGCTGCAGGTCTTGTATTCTCTGTCGCTGGTATACCCACAATGGTAGGAGCAAGTTTTAAAGGGGCTAAGACTATTGTAGAGCCTGGTATGTTGTTGGGCGCTGGTATGTATTCTGATTTAATGCAATCTGATATGTCAATGGAAGAAAGATTTATTCATGGTTTAACATTGGTTGGTTTCCATTACGCAAGACAGGGATTAAGTAAAGCTCATATAAAAGAAAAACTTGAAACAGCTATTCGTACATCAATACCTGGCATGGATAGCATTGGTATAAAAAATATTGTTGAGGGTAAGGGTGTTAAAAAACAACTTGATGCTATAGAAAGTTATTTATCAGACAATGCAAGTAAAATGCATTTTTCATCCCGAAAAACACCAGGAAAGAATGCCCGTATTGTTCGTGTTAGACAGACTGGTAAGGGTAAAAAGCCTAAGCATGAGTTAATGTATGAAGATATTGAAACTGGCGTAGTAAAAAGAATATCAGGGAAAACACGAGAAGAAGTTTTATTTAAGTTTAATGAAAAATACGAAGTAAACGCTCCCAATCTTAAAGGTGAGCGTGTTGTTGGTAGAGACTTAGATAAAGTAGATAAGAAAGCATTAGATGATTTAAATATGTCTGATAAGCAATTTAGAGAAGCGTATGCTTCTAATCGTACATATAAGTTTGAAGATAGGTCATTTAAGGGAGAGGAAGCCCCAGAGGTTAAGAGCCCCTTTAAAGAAGTAAGGGGACAAAAAGAAAGAGAGAATCTTGAATCTAAAATCGATGCAACTGAATCAGAATTACTACAATTAGCATCTAAAAGAGTAGAAGATGTAAATAATGCAAAGAGCGATAGAGCGAGAAGTTCAATCAATCACGTATATAAAGTAAAAGTTAAAGCGATAAAGGGCTCTTTAAAAACATTAAGAACGAAATTAAATGAAGCAATCAATGAAATAAAAACTAAAGATGTTGAGTTTTTACAGGGTGTAGAAACATTTGACGGAAAGACAATATCAATAGGGAAGGGTGATGTTCCTGAAAATTGGAAAGTAGGAGATTATGTAAAGATTCCACTTTGGAATGAAAATACTAAATCATTTGAATATACATCTGCTGGTATTGGTAAATATATTGGAAAAATATCTGACTTTAAAAAAGGTGAAGTAATTGTTCCAGAATCATTAAAAGCTGAATTTGTTGGTGAGAATTATCCTGTATTTGAAGTTCGTACTCATGGAGGTTCTCAAGTACAAAAAATAGCTATTGGAACTAAAATACCCCAAAAAGTAATAAATAAAATCCAAGAAGCTAAAAGCTCTGATGGGCCAAAAAGAACAGCTAAGACTAAGGAAGCTCAAGAAATAATTAACAATCCCATTGTTACTATTGGTGAGAATGGAAAACCTGTTTATAATACAAAAAGTCCATTATTTGCAAAGTTGTTTACCGATAAACTGTCTGGTAAGGATGCTGCTGAACGAGAAAAGCAGTCTATAGAAGTCGACATGGCTAAACCTTTCATGGTTTCGAGGGGTAAGAAAGCGTCGTTTGCTGATAGGTTATCTGTTCGTACAAGGAGAGTAACTGACCCTGAGAATGTACTTAAAACGATAACACAGCCAGTACCAAAGTATCCAACAAAAGTTTATCCACGCTCTATATCTGGATTAAAAAATCTTTCCAAGTCATTGGAAAAAGGGCTTACACCTGAAGGGGCTAAAAGCTTTGAGGAATCTACACTATTAAAAACAGTTGAAAAAGTAGACGTAGCAAGAGAAAAAGCTCTTGAAGATTGGGAAAGATTTAGAAATATTGATGAGTCAGACCCAAATAATTGGTACGATATGAATCAAATGAAAAAAGAAACATTGATTGATAGAAAAGCTTATGAATCATATCCTGAGTTTGACCCGCTAAATCAAAAGCCTATATCACTTAAATTTTATTATGATAAGGTTACTAAGGGAGAAACTAAACCAGTTGAATTTAAAGACAATACGATAGAAGGCAAACCTATGCGATTTAAAAATCGTAAAGAAGCTACAGAATGGGCTGAAACCCATTGGATGCAAACTGAAGCTATCGAATCTAGGATACAACAAATTGCTGATAAAGTAGGCAATATTAAGCAGGGAGACTCATATAAAAAGTTTCGTAAGGAACAAATTAAATTAAAGACAGCTCAAAAAGATTCAAACATATCAGATTCCGAGTATCAACAATTATTAAAATTGTTTTTTCCTAAGAGCGAAGGTACTTCAACAAAGATGACCTATGAAGAAGTTGTCGCTGCAAATGCTTTGATAGAGACTAAAACAAACACACCATCATTTAAAAACAAAATATCATCTACTGTTCCCCCAGACAATTTCATGAGTAAAGTTGATGTAAAGTGGAGAAAGTTTTTACTCGGAGCAGCAAAATTAACATTACCAATATATACTGTACTTGGTATGGCTAAGAGTAAGGCCGCTCAAATACTTGCTGGTAAACAGATTGACTTTGAGTTGATGAGACAATCAATATCGGGTGGAGTTGCAGAGTGGAAACAAGGGTTAAGAAAAAAGTATAAGCTTAATCAAAAACAATTTGAAGCTCTATCAACAATACTCGATGGTAAATATGAAGACTTTTATAATCCGATATTAGATAAATTGCCTAAACAAGAAATAATCAATGATTATAGAATATTTAGTGATGGTCTTGCTTTATCAATGATTGAAGTTAATATGGATGTTAAGAATGGTAGAAATGATGGCAAGCGTGAAAAATTATTTGAGACTTATGATAAGGATGGAACTTTAATACAACTAGACGTTCTTTGGGATGCTTTTCGTGTTAGTAAGGGATATGAATTTCTTGACTCAGGTTTAAATTCAAAAATGCCATCTGACTTGAGTAAGGTAGCGAAGAAAAAAAGTACGCAGGATAATATAGAATACTATAAATCATTACGTGTAAAAAATGAAACAACTGGTGAGTATGATAATGGTTGGTTTATTATTGGTAAGGAAAGATTTGTTCCTGAGTGGAAGGGTGATAAGTTTCAAAGAGTGCGTAGAATAGGTTCTAAGGAAGTCGATACAGCTGATGGTCGTAAAAATGTAAAAATGTATAAAGATTCGACATCTAAGAAAGCTGGATTCAAAAGTAATTTACAAGAAAACTATTTAATGCGTATGGTTACTGATAAATTTAGAAATTTAATTAAGTCTAGCTCTAACGGTAGCTTTGTAGAGGAGATGGCTTTTAGGATATCAAAAACAGACCCAGAATTTTCTAAAATGGAAGGAAATTCCTACGAAAGATATGAAGCCGCTCTCGCCCATGTAAAACAAGTAAGTCAATATTGGATGGATAGTGCTGGTGTATTCGGTACTCAATGGTCACGTATTGCAGAATTGCCACCAGTATTATTAATGGAAATTGGAACAAGAAAATTAATAGATGTACCTAATTTTAAAGATATAAATGGGAAACCTGTTAAAAAAGGTTCTACCGTTATTGATAAGGACGGTAATAAAAGAAAAATTGGTAAAGTTATAGACGTATATGAAAGAAATTTCGATAAGATTGTAACTAGATACGGTCAAAAAATAGCTCATATTGTACCTACATATAAATTTTTCGGTAAGGATGGGGCTAACTCAAAGGGTGAAACTTCTAAATTATTCGCTAGATTAACTTTAGAAACTGGAGAGGATTTCTCAAGGTGGGCTCATAGTCAATTAGAGCTTCAGGTTAATTCTACTTCAAAGAACAATCCAATGGAAAATGTCAAGTCCATTCTCAGGTGCAAAGAACTTCATACTTGGACAAACAAGTAATGCGACTGTATATGGTATTCGTGGAGCTTTAAGGGGAATGTACGAAACTATGTCTGATGTGGGATTTTACAACATCTTGACAAGTAGACTTGGTGGTAAGGAAGCTGGTGTTCATGAATTGGTGTCAGGACGTATACGTTATACAAAGTATAGTCCAGGTTTAATGAGACAAACTGAAGTTGTAAACCGTATTATATCTGTTGCAGCTGCAAAACCAATGTTAGAAACTCATATCAATAATTTAAATGGCGTTAAAACAGCTATGAACAAGGGTATGAGTAAAAAGACATCTATGCGTACCTTAACAGATGTTTTTAAATTTACTACCGAACAAATAAATGAGATGAAGAAACTTGGAGTAGAAAGACTTCATGAAAAGCCTAACCACATAGAAAGAGCACGACAAATGTCTCACTTGATTACTCAAGGTGGGCCTAGTTTGCCTTTTGTACCCAAGTGGATGGGTCAATGGTGGTCTAAGCCAATGACATTATTCTATAGAATTGCTTACAGAATGACAGATAATGTCTATACTCATGTTATTAAACCTGCAATAGTAGATGGTAATCCTGTCCCATTGTTAAGATATGCTACTATAGTACCAATAGCAGGTCAAGCTATCTATTCTATGTACTACGCAGTACTTGGAGAAGAGACTCGTAATAAATTTAAAACAATGTCACAGCAATATTGGATGTCTTTTATAAGAGCTGAGGGTTTAGCTGCTTTTAGTAACTCAGTAGATGAATATGGAAGTGCTCTTGATTCTTATAAACCTGTAGTGTCTAGAACTGTGGAGTCAATATTCAGAGAAACGTCAGCTACTATAACAGGAAAGAAAAAGATTAGACAATCCATTGAAGATTTAGCAAAAGAAAATGTTGTATTTTTAAATCACGCTACAAGATTTGTCCGTAAATTTACAGCACCAACAGAGAAAAAGGTTGAAGCGTCAAGACGTAGACAAAGACAATTTACAGATGTTTACTTTAGGGGTAAGCCGACATTTGGTGATGAACTTGATTTTCTTACAACAAGAAGTCCTTACTACCGTACTGTTAAAGATTCGTTCTGGTCTGAAGACGCTGAGGTAAAAGCACAAGCTTATTACTCAGCTTTAAATTATGTTATCCATCATGAGATACAAAAAGACCCTGCTTTAATTAAAGTACCTCATAAAGCAAGAAAAATGGCTAAGAGTATTTTAAAAAGTATTATAAGTCGTTCAAGACCAATACCTAGCAGTTGGAGAAAGAAGACTACTGGTAAAAAGACTCGATATCAGATATATTATAGCAAATTAAAACCTGAGTTTCAGCAAGAAGAATTAGAACTTGATAGACTTTATAAACAAAAAGTTAGAGAATTTAATTCAGCAATTAATCAATATAGAAGTCTATATGGCATGGATGCCGTATATGCTCCAACGGAGAATTAAAATGAATCCC